CAATCAGTCGGTGCAAGCAAAGTGGCAGCGATTTCTTTTTGCTTGGCTACCCACATTGACTTCAGGCCTTTGGTGACAAGTTGATTGCCATCAGCATCCAAGACTGGATCGTTGTTCTCGTCTACTTCGTTGACATCCTCAAGCGCCTTGGGGTTGCCAACACCCCAATAAAAACGCTGGTCATACGATTCAGGGTCAGCTACCTCAGTAATTCCAGCACGAGCCCTATCAGCTATGGTGCTTAATTGAAGCCAGTTCGCTGGATACTGGCGACCTTCTGCATCTTTAAATTGCCTGCCAACACCTAGAGGTTGACCGTTAAGTAAATAAGCCATAGTTAAATTTTAGCGTGCGTTAGCGTACTTGAAAGGCCTCTCAGCAAACGCCATGTAAATGTAAGTATGTCCGTTTTCATTTGTGTTTCCGTTTGCGTTGTAGTGCTTAAATCCATTCGACAAGAAATCGATGTTTCTGCCAGTGGACTCAGCGCTTGCTGTATTTGGAAACAAAGAGCTATCTACAGGGTTTTCTGGGTCTCTTGTATTATCTTTCATCTCCCAATTATCAGTTCCAGATGTCTTTTTCATGATCACAAACGCAGGCCTGAATGGCAGGGAGACAAACGTACCGGAGGTCGATGAACCGTTGCCTGAATAGCTGCCGAACTTGCTATAGCCTTCAACTTCTGAAAACACCAGGGCGATGTATTTTTTACCGCTCTCATTAACGGTGCTGGTGCCGCCAGTAGGTAACTGGATAAGTGAGCTTGTGGCACCCATTCCTGCGAATCCACCTGCAGCAAATTGAGCATCTGTTGTATTTAAATACAAGTTGTTGTTAGTCGATAAATTATCGTTAAAAATCAGCCAATTTGATACACTATCTCTGTCTTTGATGATGTACATACTAGGGGTATTCGACAACCCATGTCCAACAGTCGCACCTGTGGTTGCGTTGCCTGTATAACTAACAATCGAGAAACCAGCCTCAGCGTTGACGCTCACTGTGCTTGAGATAGTGCCGTCAGTGTTAGCAGAACCGCTGCCGCCTGCTTTCCAGTTCCAAGCTACGTAAGTATGGGTTGTGAGGTTGAGGTCAAGATTGCTGCCTAGCGTAAATCCATCTGAATCAAATGAGGTCAATCCAGATAAAGTTATCTCTGCAGCGGTGCTGCTGCTTACCAAAGATTTCGTAGCGCCACGCACGGCATCAAATAAGTTGTGGGCATAACCAACACTTCTTGCTTTACCCCAAACGAATGAAGGTTGGAAGCCAACGCCTGTAATCGCTTGGGTCGAGCTGTTACCCGTCCACAACACGGTGTTGAAGTATTCCGTTCCATCCTTAATCGTCGGCACAGGCAGGTTTGCCGCATTCAGCGCCTTGTATCCGGTTGGCGGTGTGTGATCAAAGGGGCGCTGGCCAAAGTTTGCAAAGGCGTTGCCGCCGTTAAAACTGATTGCCGGATAGTAGGTCTTGCCGGGTATAACGTTGTAAGCAACAGCAGCAGTGGCAAAAGCTTGATCAGTGTTGCCTGTGCCGTCTCCCCAGTTGCCATCTGCGCCAAAATACAGCTCGTTGGTGTCTGCGTCAAAAGCAACAGTTATCGTCGTGCTTGTTGACGGAGTCGCCATGTAAGTTGCGTTGATGGCACCGTTATACTTTTGACCATTAGCTGCATAAACAGAATATCCATTGGCTTGACCACCCAAAAATGTTGAAAGGCCACTGCCGATGACAACTTCAGGGTCATAGATAATGCCTGACATCAGGTTTGAGCCTGCTGTTTTGCTATATTCCCAATACCACTTACCAGAAGAAGGGATACCAAACGTGGCAACGACGGTATGGTCAGTGCTGGGGCTGCTTAGATATAAGTTGCCGTTACTAACGGTCGGATTGTCGGCACCCCTGTTTAGCGGATTTAACGTACACCAGTTGTTTGTCGGTGTGTCTTCCAAGCTGTCGTTGCCCGATCCAGCAGTCACGCTGAAATTGACTGGCGTCCAGTTGTTGCCGTTGCCGCTGCTGTCTTTGCCTAAGGTTGTTGCAGTAACGCCTGAGTTATCCGAGAAGTTGAGATAAAAACCGTTGGTACCGTAGGTGCCGACGTACTTCTTAGGAATCCACGCTCCAGTAACAGGATCAGTTTCGCCAAAACTTCCTGGGCCGAGCTGCGAGCCATCAACAAAGTTGTACTCTGCGAGATAACCATTTGTAAAATAACCAGCAAATGGAGATAGGGAAGAAGGAAGATTGAATGTACCGATTGAATGAATCGAAGCAGCATTGATGTTCGTAGAAGCGCCGGACCCAAAATTTGCTGACGGCGCACCTTGTTCAACTCCATTGACGTAGAGTCGATTCCTATTGGCAGCCGTAGACTGATCGGTGTCAATTGCAAGGACAAAATTTGTCCACGCCGCAGGATCTCTAAACTCAATGTCCCAATAACCTACATTTGCACCTCCGTTTCTCATGAAGACGTGGCCGTTGAGGCTAGCTCCAAAAGCGCCAGTACCTGAAATGCCGTAAGTGGTGCCGTCTCCTGCGCCCAAAAAACTTACATCAAGTGCGGACGCCAAAAATGCAGTCCGTTTTACCCACAAGGAAATGGTGTATTTCTTTTGATTGCCAGCACCACTGGGAGTGCGGTGAAGAAATCCGCCATCCCCTGCATTAAACCGCAAGCTTCGCGCAATTTCGTACCCTTGGTTTCCGGACGCACCAAGAAGAGCATTGCTGTGAAAATGTGACATCAGCTGTAGTTCGCGGTGAACACTGCGTGAATATCGCTTGATCCTTGCACAATATAATCTATACGATCAATTGCGTTAGCTCCTGTGCTTAATACTGGCACGGCTCCGTTGATAAAATCCCAGTCACTGCCGTAAGCCAAAGTCCGCCCTCCAGTTGAGTCCTGGACTACAAAAATCGATCCACTCTGCCCAGCAACTTTATTCGTAGGATTGTCTAGAGTTCTGTTACCACCTAATGTGACCGTAAAGTTGTTACTTAATGACAGGTCGGTAGCAATATTAGTTGCGTCTGTAAGAGTGGTAACTTCTGCTGCTTTGCCACCTGTGTAGGTTTGAGCAGTTTCCAGAAGACCAAGAGTACGCGCCACGCCATTTGAAGTTAAACCTACATCACCACTACCTGCTTTGTAGAAGCCGGTGTCTTGATCGGAGTCGAAAGTCAGTGACGGCGCTGATACGGATCCGTCAGGGAATGCGTGTCCAGCAGTGATGTAATCAGCACCGGCAAGTACGACGCCAAAGAAATCCTGACCGGCTGCTGGAGCAGAGCTAAAAACGATATTGCTGCCGCTTAACAAAAAACCATCAGTGCCTGTTGGATCAGGCTGCTGAATAACACCACCGACGGAAATCAGGCAATGCTGCTGGCTGACAGGGAATGGGGCCGGTGTTGCGCCAGCAACCTGCAACGCGAAGCTTGTCGTAGATCCGTCAAAGCTAGCACTGATATCGTCAATAATTTGATAGTTAGGCTGAGCTGTCTTCAGCGTATTGCCGATATATGCCATGGTTTAGTTCTACTTTATTCTTCTATTGTATTAGGACCTGATGTAGAAGGAGCTGTCGGCCATACAACATCTTCGGGATTCGTATAAGTTTGCGGAAGGTCACGCAAAACTTGCCGGTAAGCAGTCCACTGGGCCTGGTCAACAGTGGCACCTGGGGTCATAGTCCAGTCGGATTCACGGATGAGGCTGTCACGCTTAGCACGGATCGCAAGCCAACCCTGTTCGACTGGGATCGGTTCAGGAGTGTTGCCTTCGGCAATCCACTCTTGAATTAATTGGTACTCTGAATTTGCGGGGGCATTTGGTACATCAATAACTCCATTCAAGCGATAGCCACCGCCCTCCGCGAGTTGTACACTTTCAATAATCATAATAAGTCTGCCTCCGCCTCGAATTGAACCTTTAAATTGTTAGCACCACTTAAAGCACTCGAAAGTACAAGCCTACACCCTCTTTCACTGATATCGTCTGCTTGTGCAGTTCGGTTTGTGGCCCCAGACGAATCGTAAATATTTCCAGCAGCACCATCATCTGTTGAATAAATAGTAACAGTAGGTGCTGCTCTTTTCTGAGAAAATTCCAAGTTAAAGTTTGTGACAGTACTGGATGTGGATGCTTTTCTTAAGTTAATCATGCCCACATCAGTTGCCGTTCCAGGTACGACACTATAAAGATAAGATTTCTCGTAATACCTAAGACATTTTGACATTTCCTCGTTGAAGCTCCTGTGTTCGAACGGCGTTGCGGTGTTACCAACCTCCCACTGTAATCCCGTAATAAGGAACTCA